GGTGCGATCGAGATTGATTTTGGCTCGCCTGGTAAACGAACAGGCAAACAGAACAGCAGCTTGCATGAGTTCTTTGAGCATATCGCCAACGCTTGCAATGATTCGGGGCATGAAATGGAAATCACTTCACCGATGTTGAGCAAAACCATCACAGTGCAATGGACGAAAGATTCAATCAAAGAACACATTTGGCGGCCAGTTCAGGTTGCTATGTATCCCGATACCCACAGCACAGCCGATTTAAAAACTACCGAATTGATGAAGGTGACGGAGCAACTACAGCATTTTTTAGTGACTCGCTTTAGTCTAAATATTGATTTTCCATCTATTGAAAGCAAGAGCAATGTCTAGTGTGGATACTGCCGAAGAATTACCCACTGTCCTCTCATTTTGCTCAGGATATGGTGGCATTGAAAGAGGACTTGACCTTGCCGGGTTTAAACATCGAACAGTCGCTTATGTCGAGATCGAAGCCTACGCGATTGCGAACTTGGCAAACAAGATGGAAAGAGGGGAGCTTTTACCTAGCTGTATATGGTCGAATCTTAAAACCCTGCCAGTACAACCTTTTCGAGACAAAGTTGACCTCATCACTGGCGGCTATCCATGTCAACCATTCAGTGCAGCAGGAAAGCGACTTGGAGAAGAAGACCCAAGACACTTGTGGCCTTACATCAGGCGACACATTGAATCAATTAGACCTGTTCGAGTCTTCTTTGAAAACGTCGAAGGACACATCAGTCTTGGATTGCGAGAAGTCATTAGCGACTTGGAAAGCCTTGGTTATAAAACGACGTGGGGAATATTCTCAGCGCGTGAAGTTGGCGCTCCTCACCAGAGAAAAAGAGTCTACATCTTGGCCAACAGCAACGGTGTTCGATGTAACAGGGGGCAGTTATCCGACAGAGTTAGTAAACGGCCAATGGAGATCGAAGCACAGCAAAGACCCCAACAGCCCGTGGTACGGAGCAAAATTAAGGGATGCGGTAGAAAAACACGAAAATCACACTGGGAAATTGAACCCCGATTGGGTCGAGTGGTTGATGGGTGTGCCGACAGGGTGGACAGAATACGATTACTCGGAAATGCAGTAGTGCCACAGACAGCTGCTAAAGCATGGATAACCTTAAACAAACGCCTGGAGGCACGTGCCGCTAATGGCTAATCCATATTTTATAAATGAAAGCGCGGTAATTGCTTTTAGTGGTGGGCGATCTAGCGCATATATGCTTTATAAAGTTATGGAGGCGCATGATTTCGTTTTGCCTGATTTTGTAACAGTGATCTTTTGCAACACTGGCAAGGAGATGCCACAAACTTTAGATTTTGTGAATGATTGCGCTGTTAATTGGGGTATTGATATTGTGTGGCTTGAGTACGACGGAAAAAAATCTTTTCAAGTAGTTGATTACGAAACGGCAAGCAGAAAAGGAGAGCCGTTCGCTCAATTAATTAAGGATAAACATTACCTACCAAACATGATGGCTAGATTTTGCACGAGCGAATTAAAAGTGCTAACGATAAGCCGCTATTTAAAAACTGAAAACTATCTACGATTAATTGGTATTAGAGCCGATGAGCCTAGAAGAGTAGCCAAAATGAAAAGCAAAGAAGATCATTATTTGCCGATGGCTGTGGCTGGGGTAAGCGAAAAAAATATTAATAATTTTTGGCAATCTCAAGAATTTGATTTAGCAATGCCTGATGCTGGGGTAAATACTCTTAGTAATTGCGATCTATGTTTTTTAAAAGGGTACAAAATAAAAAGATCAATAGTAGAGCATTTTCCTCATACAGCTAATTGGTGGGCAGAACAAGAAAAGCTAATTAATTCAAGATTTAGATTCGATCAGCCTAGCTACGCAGATATGAAAATAATCGCAACGGATCAGGGGCAGCTATTTGATTTTGATGATGAATCAATAGCCTGTTTTTGTGGCGACTGATGGCTAAGAGGAAAACGCCAACTATTGCTCAAGAGGTCGAAAAGGCAGCGGTTGCATTGCAGGAATTGGTGCGTTTAAAAGCGGCTGATGATAATGGCTACTGCACCTGTATTACCTGTGGCGTTGCCAAGAAATGGAATGATGGAATGCAGGGCGCACACTTTTTTCAGCGTGGTCGAAAATCAACAAAGCTGTTAGTTGAGAATGTGCATAGTGCCTGTGCTGGGTGCAACAAGTGGCTGCATCACACCACCAGCGGGGTACTGATTTACCGCCGATACATGGTCGGTCTTTATGGTGAGGATGGTCTTGATGAGATGGAGGCGTTATCTCGCACGACTAAGAAGTATACCCGGGCAGAGGTTGAGGACATTAAAGCTGATTTTAAAGAGCAGATTAAGTTCCACAAAAAGAGGATCGGAGCATGAGCGAGCATAAGAAGACGGTTAAAAAAGATAATATGGCGTGTATTACCTCATCCGGAACGCTGACCTTGAACGCTGACTTTACGGTTGCCGATGTCAGGACAATACAACGGTTCCTACATCAAGTATTAGAGTCGGTGGCAAGCGATGAGTGAGCTTCTGGCGATGTTAACCCCTGGTTCACCGGAGTTACGGCCTGATATGATCCGTGGGACGTCTAAGAATAGGATCAGTGCGGGTGATGTGGCGGCCTGTTTAGTCCATGTTGATCGTCACACCTATTTGTACGCTTTGGCAAAATTCTGTCTAGACACTAACGCACAAAATGAGCTTAATGATTTAGCCAGGGCAGAGGCTGCGGCAATGGACTATCGGACAGAGGTCCGTGAGCCCGACAACGTCGTTGATCGTCTTGCCCTAGCTGCGCTGGACTATTCCATCTTGGCTGGCCGCTGTATGCAGTGTGGCGGCACTGGAGAGCTTAACATCAGATCAATAATCAGCGTGTGTGATCGCTGTCATGGCAGTGGAAATTCAGAACTCTCGGTTAGAGGGCTTGCCAAGGTGCTAGGGGTGGGACGATGGCGGGCGCAAAAAGTATGGATGCCACGGTTTCAGTCGTTAGTATCCGACTATCAGGTTAGGGATGATGCCCTGCATATTGTTATAAGACGGGGTTTGCAGGGTGAGTAAGGGCAGCGAACAAAGGCCCGGTGACCGTCAAGCCTTCGAGCGCAATTGGGAGAAGATATTTGGGGGCAAAGGCGATAAAAAAAAGAAGAAAAAAACAATCAAATAAAAGTAACCACATTATGTTGCGTAACCAGCCAAAGTGTGGTTATATATCCCCATGATAGGGTTTTTGACTCTCAACGCTTAACTCACAAAACAATATCCTCCCTTTTTTGGTCGCATTTGCGGCTTTTTTTATTTCTGTTTCTGGGCCTGTTTAAGTATCCCAGAGCGAGGTGACCCTATGGCTAGACCTACCGTAATGACAGATGATGTGCTGTCGAAATTACAACACGCCTTTACGATGGGCTGCACAGACATTGAAGCCTGTATGTACGCGGGCTGTAGCCAACCGGCACTCTATCGGTATCAGGAAAAAAACGAAGAGTATCGAGAGCAAAAAGCGGTATGGAAGTCTAACCCTTTTATGTTGGCCCGTATGGTGTTGGTTGATGCGTTAGTGGCAAAGGACGTTAACACCGCGCACAAGATGATTGATCGTAAAGAGGGCGGCAAGTTATCCCTTGATCACACCTCTAGCGATGGCTCAATGAAGCCGACTATTATTCAGTTAGTGCCTGTCACGCCTGAACTTGAAGACGATGCAGACAGCAGACATTAATCTGCCTGAGAAGCTGGTCCCTGTATTCTCTGGTGATGCCAGGTATAGAGGCGCCTTTGGAGGGCGAGGTTCAGGTAAGACGAGAACATTTGCCCTGATGACAGCTGTTAAAGGCTACCAGTGGGGTATGTCAGGCCAGTCAGGTCAGATACTTTGCGCTAGAGAGCATTTAAACTCTCTGGATGAGTCCTCGCTTGAGGAGATCAAGAGCGCCATACGAGGCGTTGATTGGTTAGCTGATTACTATGAGGTGGGTGAGAAGTTCATCCGCTCTAAGGACGGGCATATTAGTTATGTGTTTGCCGGGTTAAGGCGTAACCTCGATTCGATCAAGTCTAAGGCCAGAATCATTATAGCCTGGGTAGATGAGGCAGAGCCGGTATCAGAAGAGGCCTGGCGTAAGTTAATTCCTACGGTACGAGAGGACAACTCTGAGATATGGGTGACCTGGAACCCGGAGGCTGCACGATCCAGTACGAACAAACGATTTAGGGATACCCCGCCTGAAGGCTCTAAGATTGTAGAGCTTAACTGGCGTGATAACCCGTGGTTCCCAGCAGTTCTAGAGAATGAGCGGGTGGCAGACAAGAAGCTACGCCCTGACATCTATGACCATGTTTGGGAGGGAAACTTCCTACAGGCCCATGAGGGTGCGTACTACTCACACTTAGTTGAAGATGGCAGACGAGAGGGTCGAGTGGGTAATGTCCACCACGATCCCTTAATGGAGACTAGAGCGTACTTTGACATTGGTGGGACAGGTGCTAAGTCTGATGCAACGAGCATATGGACGGTTCAGTTCTACAAGTCAGAGATCAGGGTATTAGGATATTACGAAGCGCAAGGGCAGCCATTGGCCACTCACGTTGCCTGGTTAAGAGAGCAGGTACAGGATATTAAGACGGTGGTGCTTCCCCATGATGGTGGAACGCACGACAAGGTCTACTCGGTCAGCTACGAGTCAGCGTTAAGAGATGCTGGTTTTAATGTGATTATCGTCCCCAATCAAGGGAAGGGTGCTGCTGGCCACCGAGTAGAAGCCGCTAGAAGAATTTTACCTTCAGTGTACTTTAACGAACCGGCCTGTGAGTCGGGTATTGAGGCACTCTGCTGGTATCACGAGAAGCGTGATGAGAACCGGGGTGTAGGCTTGGGACCGAACCATGATTGGTCATCACACGCAGCGGACGCCTTTGGCATGATGGCGGTGGTCTATGAGCCGCCTAATTCATCCTGGGGTAAGCCGCTGAGAGTTAATTTAAAGGGTATTGTATGAGCAGAATTAAAGGGATTATTGATGCTGTGTCTGATCTTGCTATGGATTACTCTTCTCGGATGGCTAGGGCTAAAGAGCAAGGTTTTGATACTGATACGCCTTATTATCATGGGACACCGGCTGAAGATATAGAGGCCTTTGATATCTCGCCAGAGCAAAGAAGGTTTCCCAAGTCTTTTGGCGTACACATGGCGAATACAAGGAATGAGGCCACGCATTATAAGCCGCCGACCTCTGGATCAGTGCAGGAGCTTTATGCGGCCCCACAGAATACGCTGGAAATAGATATACCCAGGGGTGGACATTTTGTGTCGGCATCTATGAAAGCTGACCTCGATAGAGGCGATATTGTTAGGCAACTGGTTGATGCCAAGAGGGATGGAAACCCCTATGACTCGGTCAGGGTACGAAAGGATATGCCACCGGATTGGACGGATTGGTCAGGTAAAGAAGGCTATAACGAAAACTTGATCATGCTAGACCCGACTAGAGTTAGATCGGTTGACGCAGCATTTGACCCCGCAAAGAAAGGCTCATCTAATCTATTAGCCAGTGCTGCTGGTGTTGGTCTATTGGGTGCCTTGGGTTCAGAGGATGCTGATGCCTCACCCAGTAAAGGCTTATTCGATTCAATGGGTGATACAGCACTAGAGTCTATGTCAGGCGTTAACCGGGCAGTCGCTGATGGGGTGAACTTCTTAACCTCCGATCAAATCAACGCAATATTAAACCTATCGGGGAGCGATAAGCGCATCCCTGATCTTTACGATATACCAGGTATTGAGGGCGGTACACAGGGTAACTACATGGAACCAGGTCTACTCCGTCAAATTGTCCGACAGGGCAGTGAATTTCTAAGCCCAATCTAAGGTAAACACATGGCTATAACGACTTACAGCGAGCTTAAAACAAGCATTGCTGACTACCTCAATCGCTCGGATTTAACGGCGATCATTCCGACGTTTATTGCGTTGGCAGAGGCTCAGATCAATCGTGATGTCAGGCACTGGCAGATGGAGAACAGGGCTACAACTAGCTTTGATGGTCAATACGGTACTCGACCCTCTGATTGGATAGAGACCATTAGGCTGCAACTAACTGGCACTGGTACGACCTCGATGTCATTAATCAGCCAACAGGCGATGGCCGATAAGCGCATGAGTGCTGACAATGTTGCTGGAAGGCCCTTGTTTTACACGCATTCAGAGTCGCAGTTTGAGTTATACCCGAGCCCGGATGGTGCTTATGCCGCCGAGGTATTGTATTACCAGCAGGTTCCGGCTTTAAGTGACAGCGCAACATATAACTGGCTGTTAAGGTCTGCACCTGATCTTTATCTTTACGGGGCGCTTATACACTCTGCGCCTTATCTTGTGGAAGACGGAAGGGCAGCGGTATTCGCACAGATGTATGGTGCAGCGGTTAATCAACTAAACCTTCAGTCCGAGGCATCAAAGACCTCTGGGGCTGGACTTAAATTAAAGGTAAGAGGACTAGGATGAGCTTTACAAACTTTTTAGAGACAGAGATTTTAGATCATGTATTTGGCGGCAATGCTTATACAGCGCCAAGTAACTTATACCTTGGACTGTACACTGGAGCGCCTAGTGATACCGGCGGTGGTACTGAGCTATCAGGTAGCGGTTATGCGCGTTTGGCAATGGCAATGAGTGTGTCAGGCAACTTAGCGACTAACAGCGCGGCTGAAGAGTTTGCAACGGCTACTGGTAGCTGGGGAACAGTGAGTCACGTTGGCGTATTTGATGCGGCGACTAGCGGCAACCTAATGGCGTATGGCACGTTGTCTGCAAGCAAGGCTGTGGCAACTGGCGATGTGTTTAGAATTCCCGCAGGCGATCTTGATATTACGCTGACATAGAATGTTATACGGTCGGTTTAAATATGGTCAGGCTGCGTATTCGACGGCTGATCTGGAAGAGGGCGCCTCTACAATAGCATCAGCCTCGGCGGTGACGGCCAGTGGTCTAGTCATTAAAGAGGGTGTCAGTGCCATTGCATCGGCCTCAACAGTCAGTTCATCTGGCACCTTAATTCGGTTAGGGGCTTCAACAATTGCAGGCGCATCAAGCGTCTCAGTATCTGGTCTTTCAGTCTTAACTGGAGCCTCTGCCATTGCGTCAGAGTCAGGCATGTCTGTTACCGGGTTACGGGTTAAAGATGGCAGCACAGCGATAGCTGCTGTGTCATCGACAACGGCAAGCAGCGTTATGGTGGTTAGTGGTCAGGCCGCTATATCCGCTGAAAGTCAGGTCACGCCTAACGGCTTCATAACAGCGTCTGGTTTAACCTCGATTAGCGCCCTATCAACAACAAGCGCGAGCGGCGTGATCCTCTGGATCGATAACGCAGCAGATGACAACACCTGGGCAGACACTAGCCCCACAACAAACACCTGGGCTAATACGTCCGACAACGATAATTTATGGGAGGCCGCTTAAATGGCTGATACAACGACGACTACATATTCACTGGTAAAGCCTGAAGTTGGCGCGTCCGAGGACACTTGGGGCACCAAGATCAACACTAACCTGGACAACATTGACAACCTGTTGGACGGCACAACAGCCGTTGCTAACATGGACCTGAACACCCCTGACATTGATGGCGGTACTATTGATGGCGCAGTTATCGGTGGGGCTACTGCTGCGGCAGGGACTTTTACTGATGTAGTGGCCGCATCACTAGACATATCTGGAAACATAGACGTAGACGGCACTACTAACCTTGATGTCGTGGACGTGGACGGTGCTGTAAACTTTGCGGCAGACGTGACCTTTGCTAACGGCGCAGATATCATCACGGCTTCAGCAGGAACAAGCAACTTCCGCGCAGGTGTCAACGCAGGTAACAGCATTGCAAGCGGTGGTAATTATAATACTGTTGTTGGTGATGAGGCAGGTACTGCTATTACTACGGGTGACAGTAATATTGGTGTTGGTTACGGAGCAGTGAAAGCTACAACTACTGGATCACAAAATGTTGGAGTAGGGGTTAATGCTTTAGCTACAGTTACAACAGCAAGCTATAACACAGCTTTAGGAGCAAGTGCATTAACTGCAAACACAAGTGGAGCAAACAATGTAGCCGTGGGTACAAACGCACTAGAGGCAAACACAACAGCATCTTTCAACACAGCCATTGGTTATGAGTCTTTAAGCGCTAACACCACCGGCGCTAACAACACAGCGTTGGGTTTTTCATCTTTAAGCGCAAACATTTTAGGTACGCTTAATACAGCGATAGGCCGCAGTGCTTTAGCCAGTGACACCAAAGGTAATAATAGTGTTGCGGTAGGATATAACACTCTAAACGCTCAAAACTTTACGTCAGCTACTGATGTATATAACACAGCCGTTGGTTATGCCGCAGGAGCCGCAGTATCCACTGGCCTTCGTAACACTCTTATTGGCGGTCTTTCTGGTGACGCCATGACAACTGGTAATGACAACGTATCTGTTGGTTATGCTTCTTCAGGCGCAACTACTACAGGTATACGCAATGCTGTTTTAGGTAATAACGCTTTACTTACAAACACCACAGGGGCTTCAAACACTGCTATTGGCTATAGCGCATTGTACGCAAACACTACAGCCAGTAACAATACAGGCATTGGATACCATGCTTTAGTCGCAAACACCACAGGCACATATAACACATCAGTGGGTTCATTAGCTTTAGAGAGTACAACCACGGGTATTTCAAATACTGCCGTAGGTGGACAAGCATTACAAGGCAATACCACAGGCGACTACAACGTGGCTATGGGAACAAATGCACTTGATAAAAATACTACAGCAAATAACAATACAGGTATAGGCGCGGGAGCTTTAGCCGCAAACACCACAGGTGCTAATAACGTAGCAGTCGGCACTGATGCTTTAGACGCAAACACCACTGCGGATAATAATACTGCAGTTGGTTATGGTTCTTTAGGCCTAAACACCACAGGCACAGCAAACGTAGCAATGGGCTTTGGAGCGTTAGATGCTAACACCACAGCCTCTAACAACACAGC